TTTGGTTGAGCAGTTCTGAAAGAAATAACTCTTTCAGAACCAATAAATCCATCAACAATTTCTCCAGTTTGGAAAGTTCCAGAAATCATTGATATTTCAATAAGTTTCGGAATAATATCAATTCCGCTTACGCCATCAAGGAAAGCATAATATCTTGTTAATGGTTTTAGACCACTATTACTGTACTCAACATTTCTCGATCTCATATGAGTATCGGGAACACTACTGATTAAAACATTTTCTATGTAAGATCCATTCCAACCGCCAGTTTCTGTTCTAGAACCACCTGGAACAAAGATGTTTCTAACCCAGTTATCTGATGCTGGATTGAGTTTAACAACACCTTTATATTCAATCATATTAAATGGATTAACATTCTCAACTCTAGAGGCAAGTGGTTGCTCTAACCATCCTTTTTCTACGTAATCTAGAGTAATCAGATCTCCAGTTTTTCTTACATTAGAGTCAAGAAGAGGTAAATCTGTTCTATAATCTACAGTATCTTCATTAAGAGATGGAGAAACTGCTAAGTTAGTTTTTAGTGAATAGAAATCAATAGGAGTGTTTAACTCTCTTCTTTCAACATCAACATCAACATTACAATCTGGATCTGAAAGATTTAAAAGTTGATTATTCTTGAAGTCATCAACGAAGAAACCACTCTTGAATCTGGATAAACCATCAGCATCTTGAATCTGTAGAGTCTTAGTGTTTAGTTCAAGTAAGGATAGTGAAGTAACAACTTCTAGATTTTCAATTCTATCTTCTAACTTACCAATATCTCTCATGGTATATCTTCTATTATCCACCAGAGTAATTACAGCATCTTTTGGATCATATAAGTATGCTGGAAGATCTATAGAAGCAATATCCATTGCTTCTTCAACATTAACTGGTTGTTTTGGATCTAGAGAAGATGTTCCCTTGATTACAGAAAGATTTCCAAGTTTGTCTAAAACAAGTTTATCTTTTCTTGGTAGATAATTCTTATAACCAATCAAAGAACTTTCTCCAGGACTTACAACCAGAGTTGGATTAGTTCCTGTTGAAGCAAAGTTTCTGCTACCAAAAGCAAAAGGTGAACTTGTAGTTGAAGTGAACTCAGAAACTCTTGGTCTGAAATCCAAAGTATCGGATGCCCTTAGACCAGTTGGTAGTAAAGGAATATCCTTTCCAAATCTTTCTGAAGAATATGAATTTACAGTATAAACATCACCATTATCATTTGATGGCACTTGATAGCAGTTGTATACTACCAATAGTTTTCTTGAAGGTGTTTGGGATGATTTTTTTCTTATGATTCTTGAATAATCATAATATTGATTTTTTTGCCCTTTATCAAGATCAAAAGAATTTGTTAGATTCTGATAATTTCCAAAAGAAATGGCAACAATATTGCTGGTAATATTTGATTCTTCAAAGTTTACCGTTTCACCAACAGTAAACTTATTGGAGTTTAAGTAGACAAACTCAACTTGTGTTGAAGATAATCTAGTTGCTAACTGAGCAACTGCTCCACTTTCTTGACCGATTATTTTCTCACCAAGAATTGATGCTGTATCTAAACTTAAACCAGAAACAAAAGTTAATTTATCTAAAACGGGTGAACTGGAATCTAGAGATTCATAAACAGCAATTACATTTGCTACATCTGGAACATTAAGAGAAATTTCTTTATCATCAACTCTTAAACCATAGTAATTACTTGTTGTTAAACCACTTATTGAAGTTGAAACGCCCGAACTTACTTTATCGACGGTTAGTTTCTGACTTCTAACATAATTTTTTGTTTTATTCTGTATTGAATTTTTCTTAACAGAAACATTTACAGTTACATTTCCAGATTGACTTGGAGTTAAACCAGTAAGGGTAAGTAATGTAGCATTTGATGATAATGTAAATTGATCATCTGTTAAATCTTCGATAGTACCATTACTATAGAAAACGGAATATCTTTCCGCATCAAAAGTTTCAAAGAATGCACTAGAAATTCCTGTTGAAGAAACATTAACTGTTAATGATCCAGTAGAGTCTGTTGACTGACCTGTAATCTGTCTGGAAACTAAAAGGTTTGAACCTGATAGATCTACTGATGATACATTAGAAGCAGAAATAGGAGCGTATAAGTAAGCATCTTCAGTATTCCCTATTTGTGGACGTCCAACAGAGAAGGTTGTTAATACTTCAGATGTTGGGAAAGCACCATTGCATATACCAGAAGTTGTTGGAACAGTTGCTAATTGTAGAGATGTTCCATCGGAAGAAACACTTTCAACTCTATTAAATGTTTCATCAGTTAATCCGGCAATCTGATATCTAATAATAGCATCACTTCTGATTCCAGTAAATGTTTTTCCTGGGCAAGTAGCAATACCAGTATTATTAATTTGTAGTTTATCAGTTATTGTAAATTTATTAGGCGTATAACTTTGTAAAACTGTATCTCCAACAAAATTTGTTTCTAACCCAAGATCAGAAGATCTTTGGAAGACTGACTTAATATCTTCAGTACTATAAACTTTAACTGATTTTACTGATCTGGTTAGACTTCTGGATTCGTTGACGAGAATTTGCTCACCAGCAATAAAGGTTCCAGATGTCTGGTTAATGGTTACGTCTGCCCCGCTAGGGGTTCCTACGGTGTATCCAGATGCTCCACTACTTAAACCCCTAATGAAAGAGGTCTCAGGGCAATCTGCTGCTAGTACAGACTCATTTAGAGATAATACAGTATATGTTTGAATATCAAATAGATACAAATCCCATTCAGAAGCAGACGAAGAAAAAGAATTATCTGCTGTTCCAAAAGAATAAACTCTTGCCGTGCCAATCGTAGTTCCAGTTCCAGCAGAAGATCCGCTAGTTCTTTGATTATTGAGATCTACAGTATTATCATTATTGTCTACACCAATAACTGGAGTTCCAGTAACGTTATTGAGTTTTAATCTATTTCCCATTTCAAATGGGACCAAGGAGGATGATACTGATTGTACATCTCTTGGTTTTTCAACATCTAAAATTGTTGTTCCTGGAAGATCAACATCATATCCTCTGACGTATGCTTTTCCGGCAGAAACCTTAACACACATTAGATCATCACTAGGATTATTGCCTTGTTCTGTCTTTTGTGTATCTAGATATAGACCTTCATTAGAAATACGATTATTAAGAGAATTGGCAACTTGAATATCGAAGTTATCTACAGAATAATCTCCAGATTCTTCAAATGTTCTCTTAGCAAAATAATCCTTAATTATTGAGTATTGTGACTTATCTTGTAACTTTTTGATTTCTCCATTGTCAAGTCTTATAATTTCTACAAAATCCTTATCATCAAAATCTGTTAATTCTTTTTGTGTCAGAATTGTTGAGATTTTTAATCTATCTGCTCCAGGCGCAGCAAAGTTTGAAAAACCTTTAGCATTATCATAAAGAGATGTATCTGCACCAACGTTTATAATCTCTTCTTTTATTTGTAAACCTACACGGAAAGAAGGATTATTTGTAAATGGAGTAACAATTAGAGTATCTCCATCTACATTTACAAAAGTACCTCTAATAAAATAGACTCCTGGTGTTATACCTACAGATGCTCCAATAGCAGTCGCGTCAGAGTCAATTAGAGATGCTACAGTATCGCCAGAATTTATTGTTGTATTTCCATAAGTAACACTATCAAGGGTAATTAAGACTTCACCATCGCCAAATGGTGTAAATTGAAAATCTGAATTTGAATCAATATATTTTACAAATAATGTTGCTGATTCTACATCCTTAGATGGTGGTAACAAGTAATTTACTACTTTGGCAGTAATACCTGTTGTTTGACCCTGTAGTGTTTTTCCAACTAGTTGCCTGATGTAAAGAGAAACATCAATTCCAAGATGGTCGGAATTTAACTTAACAGCATAATATTGGGGATCGTAAGTGATACTTCCGGGTATCACCATTGATCCTTCTTTGAAAATATGGCTTCCAAAAGATTCAATTTGTTCTTGAAGAATTGACTGTAGAGTAGTTAATTCCCTAGCTTGAACAGGGAATCCTGGTTTAAATAATACCCTATAGAAATTATCGGACGGATCAAAGTCATCATAATATGGATTGATATTTAAATTAGTCTTCTGTGGCATTTTTAAAATTCCAGGATAATTTTAACGTCTTCTTTTTGTCTGGAGTTCCTTGAAATCAGAGGTCGATTATCTAGATAAATTATGTCCCCCGATCCTTTATTTATTTCAGTATTTGCCAGTCCATTTGTAAACTGAGATCCTAGATCAATTATCTTAGATCCAGTTGGATTGGTGGTTATTCCTGTGAAGGTTGTATCAATAGAACCAGAGAAACTAGCAGTAGTAACTGGATTTGATGAAGATTCGAAATTTAAAACCTTGGATGCTGTAGATATTCCAGAATAATCAGTTTGATCTAAAGTTGTCTGATTAAATGTTAGTGAACGATCAACAAAATACTTAACAACTTTCGTTTCACTATCATAAGAAGCAACATATCCTTTAGCAGTTCCGTCAGTAACAGATTGGGAAATCTTATCGCCAATGGATAAAGTTCCACTTACTGAAGAAAACTTAATAGCATTTAATGAAGAGAATTGATTTTCCGTATATAAAGTTGTCGATCCAATAGATGTTGGATTTTTAACAATTCCAACTTGAGCAAATTTAGCATCTATAGGAAAATCTTTAGTAGAATCATCAAATCGAGCATAGATTAAAATTTTGTCGGCACCCAATTCTTTGTAAATATCATATCCATGACCTTTTGATGGTGGAATAATTGGTATTAGGTGAGCATATGTTCCAGCGGCGCTGTCATTAATTGATCCGAGATCAACCATACCATAAGTATATCCTTTACCACCAGAAGAAACGGTGGTATTTGTTATCTTACCACTTACAACATCAACGATCACTTTTGCTCCCGATCCATCACCAAGAATATTAACTTCTTGACCAAGTCCTCCAGAATAATTTGATCCTTGATTTTTGATGTATACTTTTTTTATTTGATTTTCATATACATCAGAGTCTCCATTATCTCTAACTGCTGATATTTGAGCATCAGTTGAGGATCCCCAGTCACCTGGGAGAGAAATGTACTCTGTAGAATCAAATTTAATGATGTCACTTGGATTTACAGAGAAAAGATATTTCCATACATATCCATCACCACTTTCACCTGCTCTAGATGGTTCCAAATCGGTAAACGTTGGTTCATCTTGAGAGGCATTGCCGGTTGTACTTATCCCAGAGGATCCGTTGTCAATACAAATATAAACTTTGTAATCAGAATTCATTACATAGTAATTTGAATCATACAATCTCGTTGATTGTGTGATTGGTGATAAATTAGAAGCACTATAGTCGTGCCTGTACATTTCATATCTAGTTCCTCTCGCCCAATCAATTCTTCTAATCAATCTTTTTGCGTTGATTGATGTTACTTTTTTGCCAAACATCATCGTTTGGCCAACATGATTTAAATTATTAAAATTGTCTACAGGAACTGGTGTATTATCATCCCAATTAGTCGATCTACCAAATCCAACCTGAGTTGGATTTGCCAAACTCAAGAAAATGTAGTAAGAATTATTAGTAGTGTCACTAATCGAGTCTATAAAATTACTCGCATTTAATATTCTAAACTGATCTGTTACAATTGCCGCCATCGTAAATAGCTTTTTCCTATATTTATAGATCTTTTCTGAGCGCCCCAGTGTCTCTCAAACCATAACCACGTCTTTGAATAGTTGGGAAGGTTGATAAACCAGAATTTATGGTATTAAATCCAACGATTAAACCAGTAACACCAATAGAAACAGGATCAGAAGATCTTGTTATTCCAGAAAGTCTTCCCCAAGAGAATCTTCCAAGTGGGAGAGATGTACTTCCAGTAGTTGCTATTCCAACTACTGAACTATCAGATTTAACATTAGTTACGATTTCAGCATTTCCACCAGAAGAAGAAATACTATGTACATAGTAAATATTATCTAAGAAAGTGGTTCCAATTCCAACCAACGAAGCGTCCCCACCATCAATCGAAGTAACACCATTACCAACAGTTGTATCTACAATACAAATTGGATAATTGACATTTAAATCAGTGAATGCTGTAGAATTTAAGAAGAACTTGAGAGCAAGTGGATTTCCGCCAGTTCCTGTGGTTGTAGTAATACCAGTCACTATTCCAGAGAATCCCTGAACAGTGGTAATATCGGTTACATTCTCATATGTTGGAGTTGGGAACGGTACAATAACCTTTGGTTGAACTGTTAATGAATATCCAAGACCTGGATTTGTGATGTTAGCGGTTCCGCTTAGAGATCCATTTACTACAGATATTATTGCTGTAGCAGTAGTTCCAATTCCAACACCAATCTGTTTTGGTGCTCCAATCTTAACTTCTATAGAAGATCCGATATATCCAGAACCAGCATCTGCAATGTCAAGTGATTGTATAGTCCCTGCTGCAGAAACTATTGCAGTAACCGCCGCAGAAACAGGATCGACGCTATCAACAATCAAAGCATCAAATGAAGATATGACAATCGAAGATTCATTTTCCTCATAATTAAAGAATTGGGCGTTATCCACAAATATTTCTGTATCAGAGATTGAAAGATCTTTTATAATTCTAGCGGTTGGGTAAACTTGCGTTTCTATTGAATCTCTTGATTTTGATACAATTTCATTGGAAATAATTCTATCAACTTTTTGTTTTGTCCAACTTAATGGTTTGAAGTTATTTTCATCTATACCACTACCAACATAGAGATTTGTTTCCATAATGTCTGAACTTGTGATACCAACAACAACCCTAGGATTTTGAGTAATTGTTCTTGGGTTTAAGTTATCTTTTATAACCTGAACAGTATCTCCTGGTTTGATTGATTCATTTACGTCAACAATGTCAGAATCAACGCCTTTTGTACCTCTGTAGAAGAATATTGATACAGAATCGGTTTCTTCTGGTGCTTCTGAGAATACAAAGGATGTTCCTCCGGTAAAAGAATAATGAACACCTGGATCTTGAATTACCCCATTTACAAATATAATCAATAGTGAATCCATATCAATTTCAATAGAATCCGCATTCGATGGGTCTTTCTGGAAACTTAGAAGTTGTCCATTATAGTAAAGAGGGAATCTTGTTCTAATACCATTTTGTAGATTGGATATATTGTCAATGTAATCCAATTCACCAAATTGCCATGCTGAGAATGTATCAGTAAAAGTTTCAATAACAGTTAATTCAAAATCAGCAAGTGGTTCCGAAAGATTTTTATCCGTCACCAAACCGACTGGTTTGAACACATCACCATTTCTAAATCCATAACCAGGTCTGGTTATGTTGAAAGATTTAACTTCAAATAGAGTTGACCCAATTCCAGTGGTAGAACTGGAACCAACTTCCAAATTAAGAAGTAATCCAGTTCCAGTTTCTGATGTTGTTCCAATACCTAATCTAGAAACTCCAGTTACTGGTAGATTGCTATATGAGGGTTCTGAAACAGATACAAATGTATTTGTTTGAGCATATCCAGATCCACCACTATTAACAGTGAAAGTTAAAGAACCACCAGCACCAACTATTGCACTAATATCAGCACCATTACCAGTAGAAGAAGTGACAGCAATACTTACTTGACCTCTATATCCAGATCCATTAATATCTGTAGAACCTATTCCAACGGCAGTAATAGTACCAGATCCATCAATAACTGCTGTTACTGCTGCTCCAACTAGTGGAGCATATCCAAGACCAGTTGTTGATCCAAGAGAAATAATATATCCACCACGAGGTAATTGATTTTGTTCAATATAAACAGGATCAATAATAATAGATCCATCAGTTGAAGTTATTCCGGTGAAAGTAACACTAGAAACACCAACACCCCCAGATAGCTCATAGTTATTACCTTCATTATTATCTGTAGTTGGAGTTTGGAAAACATCATTTATCAATAGGATACCACTACCAGTTGATATACCAGAAGTGTTTAATCCAGAAGTAGTAAGTGTGTATGTTTGACCAATTCCTGTAAATTGATCTGAGATATCATCATAGATCAAGTTGGAACTGTAATCCTGCTTTAAAAATACTCTGCCATTGAAAGAAGAAAATACTTTTGGTAGATTAGTGTCATCAACTATACTTCTTGCATCTCCTTTTGGAGCTTCTGTAAAGTATATGGTACTTCCTACAATATTGTATGATCCTCGATATACTTGGAATGCAGTTGAATCTGT